AGAGGAGGAATACATGGCCGGGCGGAACACGGCGATCATGAACGCGATGCGGGTGATCTACAATATGGCCGGGATTCCGGAGCAGGATTTCACGGCAAGCAACATCAAGATCCGGGACAACACGATCCACCGGCTGGTGACGGATCGGTGCAGCTATTCGCTGGGCAACGGGATCAGCTTTCCGGGACGGCGGCGGGAGGTTCGCAACGGGAAGAGCGTCTTTGTGGACGATGTGAAGGCCATGCTGGGGCCGAAGATCGACCGCCAGCTGAAAAAAGCGGCCTACTGGGCGCAGGCAAACGGGGAATCCTATCTGTATGTCTACATGGGCAAGAATGACGGGAAATGGCATTATACGCTGTTCCGGAAGACGGGTTTCCTTGCGCTTTATGATGAGAAAACGGGGGATCTGCGCGGCGGCGTGCGGTTTTGGTCGCTGGATTGGGGATACAGGCCCATCACGGCGATTCTCTACACGGAGACAGGGTACACCAAGTACCGGACGAAGGATGGCGAGTATAGTATTTCCTCGCTGATCCAGGACGGGAAAGAGCAGCCGTACATCGAAAAGGTAGCTTCCAGCGAGGCATTTGGGGAGGAGATCGTTGGGTCGGATCAGCTGTCGCGGCTGCCGATCTTCCCGCTGTATTCCGGGGAGAACCGGGGGAGCGCATTGGACAAGCTGAAGGCTTTGATTGATTCCACGGATATGGTTCTGAGCGGGTTTGCAAACGATCTGCATGACGTTGCCCAGGTGTATTGGCTGATCTCCGGTGCTAACGGCATGACGGATGCGGACAAACGGGAGTTCCTGGACAGGATCATCCTGCAGCATGTGGCCGCCGTGGACGGGGAAAACGCGAGGGTGGATGCAAAGACCATCGAGATCCCGTATGAAGCGCGGGAGCGGTGCATTGCCCAGCTGCGGAACAAGATGTATGAGAATTACGGAGGCTTCGACATCCACATGGTGGAAGCCGGCGCTACCAACGACCATATTGACGCCGCGTACTGGCCCATGGACGAGGAGGCGGATGACTTTGAGTATGAGATCATCGACACGGTGCAGGCGATCCTGGGCATGATGGGCGTGGATGAGTCCGACAGCGTGCCGATCTTCAAGCGGAACCGCGTAAGCAATCAGAAGGAGCAGACGGAAATGGTGGTTTCTGCCGCACAGTACCTGGACGACCGGACGATTGTGGAGAAGCTGCCGTTCATCACCGTTGACGAAGTGGAAGACATCCTGGAGCGGAAGGATGGGGAGAACTTCGGCCGCTTCACGCAAACAGATGAGAACGATGAGGACGATGAGGGCGGTGAGGTCTGATGACCCCAAAGCAGAAAGCTGCTATCAAGTATCAGATCAAGCAGAAATGGCAGAACGGGCTGATTGCTGAGGGGGATTATTTGGCCCTCGTGAAACAGCTTGAAGCCATGGCCGCTGCCGGTGCATCGCTCCAGGAGGCAAGCAGTGCGCTGGGCCTGTACAAGAAAAAAGCGCAGGCCCAGCCGAAAGCGCCTGCGGCAAAGGCGGCCCCGAAGACGGCACCGATCACGAAGCAGGAAAAGCTCAACATAATGAGCATGCTTTACAGCAAGGCGGTTTCCGGCGAGATCACCAAGTATGCTTCCAACACGCTGGTGGACAAGGTTGAGGAGCTTGCAGGCAAGGGGAATACCGCGGATCAGGTTGAAAAAATGGTTCAGGATGTTCTCAGCCTGATCACCAAGCAGGGCATGGGGACGGATGACGCGATTGCGGCGGTGGATTCTGCAAACGCGCCGAAAAAAGGCATGACCCATGAGGAGTATATTGGCCTTTGGGAAGCGCTGAAGAAAAAGCTGAAAGCCGGATTGATCACCAATGACGAGTACAACGGCCTGGGCGGGAAGCTGGACAAGGCCTACCAGGAAAAGAAGACGGCAGGGGAGATTGAGAAGGAAATCGGCTGTGATCCTGGAACGCTGGAAACGGACAAGAGCATCATCAAGCTGGGAAAGGAACTGAAGGGCGTATACCAGCAGGCGGCCAAGGAGATCCAGGATAAAATATCGGCTCAGATGACCAAATACGGGCCGGAGCTGGAGGCGTTGGAAGAGAAGCTGACGGCTGGAACCATCACGGCGGATGAGCTGAAGTCCCTGAAGCTGTGGAAGCTGATGCAGGCTGTTATGGATCAGAAAAACGAGCAGCTGACAGTATCCATGCTTCATGCAAACAAACAGGCGCTGGCGATGATCAACGGGGAGCAGTACCATGTGTTTGCAAGCAATGCGAACTGGCAGAGTTATCAGCTGACGCAGGATACGAAGATGAACCTGTCTTTTTCCGTGTACGATGAGGACACGGTGCGGAACCTGGTCAAGAACAAGCCGGAATTAATTCCGCACAAACAGGTAAACGGAAAGAAGGACAAGGCTTGGAATCAGAAGGTGATTGCAGGAGCAATCACGCAGGCGGTGATCCAGGGGGAGAGCATCCCGAACCTGGCGAAGCGGATCGCAACGGACACGGCGGAAACGAACATGAAAGCCATGCTCCGGTACGCAAGGACGGCCATGACCGGGGCGCAGAACGCCGGAAGGATGGAGATGCTGCACCGGGGGGCCGGGATGGGCATCAAGGTCAAAAAGAAATGGCTGGCAACGCTGGACAGCCGGACACGCGACAGCCATCAGCACATGGACGGTGTTACCGTTGGCGTGGATGAGGAGTTCGTGACGCCGCTGGGGAGCAAGATGCAGTATCCTGGGGATCTTGCCGGATATGGCGGGGACGTGTGGAACTGCAGATGCACCATGGTGTATGAGTATGAGGGATTCCCGAACGATCCGACCCTGGATCAGCGGATCTCCTATGACGAGTATTACACCGAGGAGCCGGACAAGAATGGGAAGCTGCACAAGGTATTCCACCGGGAAAGCCGCCTGATCACGGATATGTCCTATGACGAGTGGAGCACGGCCAAGAAGGGCAGCAAGCTGAATGAGCTGAACGCGGCGAAGCTGGAGCTGGCAGAGGCGCAGAAGGCCTATGTAAAGGCGAAGGTCAGCGAGACGAAGGAATATAAGGACATATGGAAAGATACGGTTACGCTGGCGGATTACGAAACGAAAAAAGGCGCGATCCAGGGCAAACGGGATTATTATGATACAGAAATTCAGAAGTATAAGGACGCGCAGGCCGCCGGGGCCAGCTGGGCCACGGATGAGAAGATCAAGGAACTGCAGAAAAAGCTGAAGCTGCTGAACGAGTTTGAGAAAAACGGGGAGATCCTGGAGAAACGGAACGAGGCGCTGGCGAACGTGCAGGGGATCTACAATTCTGTGGGCTTCATGCAAACAGCGGCGGCACCGGATCTTACGGCGGCGAAGAAGAAGGCCAAAAAGGCCGAAAAAACGGTTCCTGCCGCCGGCAGTGGGAATATGTCTGTCCAAAGCGCAGGAGGGGCCCTGAAGAATCCTTTTTCGCCGGATGCGTACAGCAAGGAGCGAAAGGACAAGGCGCTGTGGGCCAAGTCACCGCAGGAAGCGGATCGGCATCTGCGAAAAGTTTCCGGGGAAGTGTGGCAAAAGTCAACGCATGCGGAAAAAGACGGTATCTTCGAGTATACGCAAAGCTATCATAAATATAACGAGCCACTACGGGGCATCGAGTATGGAACAAATCGGTATCTTGGAGTTGGACGTACAGACCTGAATGCAGGACGTGCAAACAACGGAAAGCGGTTGAACGCGACAACAGATATCATTGAGAAGAGCTCGTACAATGAAGACGTTTGGCTGCAGCGCGGGTGCAATTACGGCGGAATGGACAAGTTTTTCAATGTTCCGATAAGGCTACTTGAGAATGGCAGCCAAAGCGAGCTGGAACAGGCGCTTCTTGGAACGACACCGATTGAGTACGGATTAATGAGCTGCGGGAGCAATAAGGGCGCAGGATTGAACGTAAATCAGGCAGGAGGAATACTGTTGAATGTATATTGCCCGGCAGGAACGAAGATGATGTATGTCGAGCCGTTTAGTGCGTTCGGGTATGGAGCGCGAAGCATTAACTGGGACGGAAAGAGCGGGCAAAGCCACTTCGGCCCAGAGGTGGAAACACTTCTTCAGCAGGGGACGCAGTTCCGGGTGACCAAGGTTGAATGTCGTGGACGAACTGGGAAAATATACGTTGATATGGAGGTCATCAACCAGGATCATCAGCAGCGCTGGAAACCATAGTGATGGAGTGCTATAATGACCTGAGGAGGAGAAGCAAATGGCGGCATATAAAAG